GGGAGAGTACGGGCCAACTGTCAAAGAAAAGTTGACAGTTGATAACCCAACTTGTAAGGAATCCTTACCAGTTGACCGGGAGTACTGGCGGCGGGTGTATGCCGGGCAAATAATGCCGGTCGTATTCCATGCTGCTATTACTACTGGTGCGAAGGTTAAAGACGAATACAAGGACATGCCGGCTGTCGTAGCAATTGCTCGTTCTACGATTACCCTTGCCGACGCCCTCCTTGCTGAATTGGATGAAACAGAAAAGAAATAACCATGCCAACTATTCCGAAGCCGACGCGGCGCGGCTATCTTCCGCCGCGCATAATTCAGGGACGCCGTTTACATGATAACGGTGATTTCTACCGATCTTCCCGCTGGCGACGTCTGCGGCTACAAAAATTGAATGCGGAGCCGCTTTGTGAAGAGTGCCGGAGGGGCGGTGTTGTTACTCCCGCTACGGTAGTCGATCATATTGTGCCGATTAATGAGGGGGGCGCACCAATGGACATGGACAACCTGCAAAGCCTATGCGCCAAATGCCACAATAGGAAGAGCGGTGCAGAAGCCCATAAATCGAAATTATGAAAACGAGCGCAACGATCAATCAGATTATTGCCGAATGGCTGGCCAATATCGACGTAATGGCTACAACTCGCCGAAGTTACGGGACGAAGGTACAGCTATGGTTTCGTTGGTTGCATGGGCGCGGTTGCGACCCGCGCATGCCGCGCCGTGTCGATCTGCTTAACTATAAACAGGCTCTGGAGTCGCAGGGTAAAACCGCGCTAACAGTTGACAGCTATGTGACAGCGGTCCGGCTGTTTTATAAATACTGCGGCCAACGCGGATATTATGACAGTATCGGGGACGGCATCCGATCCTCTGTACGTTACAAGGGGCATCGCAAGGGCCGGCTGACTGCGGGCGATGCTGCCCGCTTGCTCGATTCGATCGATGTTTCGACTCGTAAAGGCCGGCGCGATAAATTGATGATTGCATTGATGTTGTTGTTGGCGCTTCGCACGTGCGAGGTGGAGCGCATCAATATCGAAGATTTCAACCGAACGGACGAGGGTATTCCGATCTTGTATATCCAACGCAAGGGCCGACATGAGAAGGTTGAGGCTATGGCTTTGCCGGATAGTATTGTCGAATTGTTCACTGATTATATTGCAGATCGTGATTTGAAGTCTGGCGATGCGCTATTTGTCGGAGAGAATCGGAAGGAGCCGCAGCGGCTCCTGCGTACTTCTATCAGTCAGATCGTGCATGAGCGTTTGTCTGCTATAGGGATTAACCGACCCGACATTACGGCACACTCGCTGCGACATACCTGCGCTTCAATGATGGTTGAGGCCGGAGCGGACTTGGAGACGGTGCGGGATATGCTGGGCCATACGACGACGAATACAACACGCATCTATGCTCAGGAAGTACATGCCCGCATGCTGTTGCGGAACTCGCCGTCGAAATTGGTTGAAAAAGCAATAAAACAACAGCAGCAGATTACGAGGTGAGGTGTGTATATATAATTACTTCCGTGCTTTATATGATACGATTATGTGTCATAAGTTGTCACAAATGATGTTTGGATTGCATGTTGTCATAACGTTGTAAGCAGTTGAAATACAATGCAGAGGGGAAGGGGGTGCAGATCGCTGTGACCTGACCGAAACACAACCGCCCCCACAATATTCTGTACACACGTCCAAAATTTGAAAACTTTTTGAGTGAAATATATGGGAAGAAAACCGATACCCGATGAGAAAAAAGCCCTGCAGGGAACGCTGAAAAATTGCCGGGTGCAAGGTCCCGCACCTGCCGCTGCGGGAGTTTGCAAGCCGATAACCAAAACCACGCCGCCGTCGTGGCTTACGGACGAAGCTCGCAAGATATACAACACCACGTCAAAGATGTTGATTTCGTGGAAGGTTCTGACGAAACTCGATCTGCCTCTGCTGGCAGCGTACGCGGCGGCCTATGCGAATCTGATCGCGGCGAACGATGATATTGCGCAGTACGGCTATTTTGTTGAGTCTGTTTCAGATAAGGGGGTGACGCGCACTCTGCACCCTGCGGCCAAAATGTTCAAGGATTCGCTGGACACGGTCAATAAGATCGGGGCGCAGTTCGGATTGTCGCCCGTTTCCCGTCGGAATTTCGATGCGACCGCGGGCGGCAAGAAAGACGAGTCGAAGAAGGAAGAAGATCAGTTTGCAGAGTTTTTCAAATGACAAGAGAGAAGAAAATACACCCGGCCGAACAGTATGCCGCCGACGTCATGGCCGGCCGTGTCGTAGTATGCAAGTATATTCGTCAGGCTGTCGAGCGGTATTACCGGGACTTGGATCAGTCCGTCGAAAAGGGTTGGTATTTCGATGCTCGTGCCGCAGAGCGGTGCATCAACTTCATCCAATCGTTGCGGCATATTAAAGGCGAATGGGCCGGCCGGCCGATCACGCTGGAGCCGTGGCAGCAGTTCGTGCTGTGGAACGTGTTCGGCTTCCGCCGTTCGGCGAACGGGTATCGGCGGTTCAAGGAATTCTATCTGGAGGTTGCGCGAAAAAATGGTAAAACAACGCTTCTTGCGGGGATCGGTCTGTATATGCTCTTTGCAGACGGCGAAGCCGGCGCAGAGGTCTATTCGTGCGCCACGACGCGCGATCAGGCGCGTGAGTGTTTTGGTGCTGCTCAGCAGATGGTCGATAAATGCACGCTTTCGAAGCGGGCGAAGGTATTCCGGTCGGCCGGAGGATCAATCGTCTATGAGTACAATGGGTCCGTATTCAAACCGTTGTCGTCCGACGCCAAGACGCTCGATGGTAAAAACGCTTCCTGCACGATCTTGGACGAGTTCCATGCACACCGGACCGATGAAGTCTATGCCGTTATGAAATCGTCGATGGGCGCGCGTCGGCAGCCGCTTATGTGTATCATCACGACGGCGGGATTCAATCTCGCATCGGCATGCTATACCTACCGTACGAGCGCATTGAAACTGCTGTCCGGGATCATCGAAGACGATACGCTGTTCGTGATGATTTACACGCAGGATAAGCGTGAAGAACTGGCCGATCCGAACATGTGGTATAAATCTAATCCGTGTTACGGGGCTTCGGTGATTCCCGAATACCTGATAGAGCAGTACAACAACATCCGTACGAAGCCCGAACAGGAAACGAACATTCTGACGAAGAATTTCAATATGTGGGTGCAGGCTGCCGACACGTGGATCAACGACGAGGTTTGGCGCGCCTGCAGGAGCACGACCGATCCGGCGTCACTTGTCGGGCGCGAATGTTACGGCGGTCTCGACCTCGGAGCCGTCAATGACTATTCGTCGTTCGCGCTGGAGTTCCACGAAAACGACCGGACGCAGGTGCTCGTATGGTTCTGGATTCCCGAAGAGAAATATCGCAACCGGCAGGAAATGCTGCGTGAGAATATCAATATCGAGGTCTGGCAGCGACAGGGGTACATAAAGGTTACGCCGGGAAATGTCACCGACTACGATGTTATACGGGCTGACATCAACGAAATCGCCGGGACATACAATATCCTCAAAATCGGATATGACAGATGGAATTCGTCGCAGCTGGTGATCGACCTGCTCGCCGACGGACTCCCGATGGACGGTTTTCAACAGTCGATAGCGAACATATCGCCGCCGACCAAAGATTTCGAGCGTCTTGTGCGGCTGGGCGAGTATGAGCACTTCGGCAATCCCGTGTTGCGTTGGCAGATGTCGAATGTAGTCGTCTACCGTGATGCCAACGACAACATAAAACCTCTGAAAAACAAAAGCCCTGAAAAGATCGACGGCATTGTCGCGGCGATCATGGCGCACGGCGAATACATGAGCGCCCTCCGGGACCCGGAAACACCCTCGGTCTACGAAAGCCGCGGTTTGAGAACATTCGATTAACAAAAATATACGACTATGAAAGAATCAACCACCTCTACACCTCCGCAACTCGACGCCAATACTTCGCGTTTCATATCGACTTCCGCCGGATTCTACGAACGCTATGTTTACATGCTGGCATATTATGAAACGAACGAACAGGCATACGAAGCGGCCGAACGGCAATACGTCGAAATTGTGGGCCGCCGCCGCTTCAAAGGCTACGAAAGTTTCAAAAGTGCGTATAGTCAGTGGTGCAAACGCCGCATGGGCACCCCCGCCAAACGGCGGTAAAAGGCCGATTTGTTAAAAAGTTAATGCCGTTAACCTACGAAAGTTAACGGCGTTAACCTTTTTTCCGAAAATTGTTTCTGAACCTTTGTATAGCAAAACCGCCATACATGGGAATTATCAGAAACATAGTTGCACGCGCCGCTCTCCGCTTTGGGCTTCCGGTCTTTTACGAGCGCCGGATGTTCAATACAATGGGAGGGGAGGCGAAAGTAGACACCGATTTCGCATTGAAAATATCGACAGTGTGGGCGTGTGTGGACTTGTTGTCGGGGGCGATGTCTACGTTGCCCCTGCACGTCAAAGAGCGGACCGACAGCGGCCGGCAGGTATTGTACGATCATCCCGTCGCCCGGCTGCTGATGAAGCCGAATCCGAAGATGAACGGGGTGGTTTTCCGGCGGGCGATGATGGCGTCGGTGTGTCTTAGGGGAAATGCCTATGCGTTCATCACCGAGCGGGATGTGATGCAGCGGCCGACGCGGCTTGACTTCGTGCTGCCGTGGAATGTTTCGTTATGGGAAGGTGACGACGATATTTACTACACCATAGCCGGAAACGATGCGAAGATTCCGAGTCGGGACGTCATTCACCTGAAAGGGTTGTCCATGAACGGTCTGGTCGGTCTCTCGCCGATTCGCCAGCATGCCGATCTGCTCGAAACATCCGGCAACTCGCTGGAGTTCGCACGTTCGTTCTACAAAAACGGATGCCGCACGACCGGCGTGTTCAAAAAGGATAAGACACTGAGCGACGAGGCGTATGAACGTCTGAGAAAGCAACTCGCGGAGCAGTATTTCGGAGCCAAGAACGTCGGCAAGCCTCTTCTGCTCGAAGACGGGCTTGATTATACCGCAATCACCATTCCGCCCGAAGATGCGCAATTCATAGCTACGCGCCTGCAGTCCGTGGACGAGATCGCTGCGATATTCCGCGTGCCGCCCCATATGGTCGGCAATCAGAGCCATTCGACCTACTCGAACAACGAGCAGCAGAACCTCGAACTTTATAACCTCACCCTGCGGCCGTGGATCGTGAATACCGAGGCGGAATTCAATGACAAACTGCTGCGCGAGGATGAGAAGGGCCGTACGTATATCGACATCGACGCAAAAGGTTTGTTGAGGGCCGATACAGCGGCGCGCACCGCCTTCTACAAGGAAATGTTTTATATCGGCGCCATGAACCCGAACGAGATTCGCGCCAGCGAGGATATGGACGGCTACAAGGGCGGCGACCAGTTCTATCATCAGGTGAATATGGAACCTGTAAACAAAAAATCCCAAAACAATGAAACAGAATAACGAAAAGGCGATCAATCAATTGGTGCGGCGATCGGTACCCGTTACCGATCTATGTGTGGAGCAGCGTGCCGAAGGCGAAGAACCCAGCCGGCGAATCAGCGGTTATGCCGTGCGTTTCAACGAGTGGTCGAAGCCCTTCTGGGATGAGTGGGTGGAAATGATCGACCCGCAGGCGTTCGTCGGGTGCGATATGTCCGATGTGCGCATGTGTACAGACCACGGCACCGATTGCGTGGATGTGCTCGCCCGTTACCGGGACGGCGCCGGAACCCTGAGCATCGAAATCGACGCGGTGGGGGTCAAATTCTCCTTCGACGCACCTACGACGACGCGCGGCAACGATATTCTGGAACTGGTCCGCCGGGGCGATATTAACGAATGCAGCTTTGCGTTTGTCGTGGCCGAGGATAGTTGGTCTTGGAAAAGGGCCAATAGCTCGCAGCAATACGATCAGCGTGTCGTAAAGAGGATCGCCAAGCTGTATGACCTGTCAATCGTCATTGTCGGAAAGTACGACAATACGTCGGCCGTGGCAGAGCGTACCGCAGTCGAAGAGCTGCGTTCGGCGGCAAATCAAGCTGCACACAATAGCCTCGAAGTCGCCAAGGCCCGCGACTTTCTGGCCTCTGAATTCGAAAACCTTTAATACCTCCAAAATTATGAAAAGCATCAAGAGTTTGAAAGAGGAGCGTTCGGCGCTCCATGAAAAGATGCACGATCTCGTGCAGGCCGCGGAACAGCGGAGCGACGCGGCATTCACGCCCGAAGAGAAGACCCAGTACGAGGAGTATCGTGCGCAGTATGACACCTTGTCGGAGCGCATCGCGCGTCTCGAAGCAGACGAGCAGCGCGCCGCAGAGCAGGCGCGGCCCTTGTCGGCCGGTATCGGCAAAGCCCCGGAGACTGAGGAGACTCGCGGTGAGAAGCGCAACGAGGAGCTGCGTTCGGCATTTTTCGACCTGCTGTCTGGCCGCAAGACTCGCAACGATCTGCCGCAGGAGGTCCGCGACGGTCTGTTCCTCGGAGCATCGAACAACCAGATCGTCGTTCCGAAGCTCGTAATGAGCAAGGTGACGATGGCGCTCAAGAGTACGGGCACCTTCCTCGATGCGATCGACTTCGTTATCACCGAGACGAGCGATTCGTATGTTCTGCCCACGTATGACGCGACGGGCGACGAACTGGTGCGCGTGAAGGAAGGCGGCAAGACGACCGACGATTCGTCGAACAAATTCGGCGGCACCGAGATCAAGGCTTACGACTACAACACCAAGATTCAGAAGATCCACATCAATCTGATGAAAACGTCGGGTGTCGATGTCGAAGCCGTGGTAGTCGAAGCCATTGCTCAGTGCATCCGCCGGGGACTGAACAAGCTGGCGACAGTTTCCGGAACCGGAACCGACGACATCACGGCACTGCTGAGCGACGCCCCCGTCGGCAGCACGACCGCCAGCAAGGACGCTGTTACCTACGACGAACTCGTCGATATGGTCGCTAGTGTGGACGGCGCGTATGCGGATTCGTGGATCATGTCGCGTAACACGCTCCTGAACATTGCGAAGATCAAGACCACGGACGGGTCGCCGATCTTCCTGAAAGACGTGAACACGGGGGCGATCACCCATATCCTCGGCTATCCTGTTGTCATCAACAATGATATGCCGCAGATCGGCACGGCCGGCGCAAAGCCCATCGCCTTCGGCAACCCGAAAGCCTATCACCTGCGTATGGTGGACGGTGTGCGGATCACCGTGTTCTACGAGAAATACGCCGATGAGAACATGATCGGCATCATGGGGCATATCCTCGCAGACGGCAAACTGAACGATGCGGGTACGCATCCGATCAAGGTTCTCGAACTCGCTTCGGCCTAATACGACGCAGCCATGACGAAAAACCGGAAACAGAAGGAATATCCACGCCATATTATCGAGCGAATTGTTACCGAGCAGATGCGGTTAGTGCCCGATGACGGTGAACTGTACAGCAATGCGATCCGCAACGTGTATGCGGCTTTCGATATTGCCGAGCGGTACACCAACCGAATCATCGTGCGCAGCATCGTGACGTTCGGACTTGCCGGGTTGACGCAGGTAGTGGATATTCCGACTGCTCCGGTTTTATCCGTGGTGGCGGTGAAGTATTACGACACCGACGATGTTTTACAGACCCTCGACAGTAAGGATTACGAGCTGATCGCTTCGGAAGACTGTACGTTGATCGAGTTTTTCCGCATCCCGCAGTTGTCATCCCGCCGGCGTTACAACCGTGTAATGGTCGAGACGGTTTGCGGATATAGTGACTATGAAGACGCTGAAACGCGCGAGCCTCTGGATGCCGGCGGAATCGTTCTGCCGGGGAACATCGAGGCCGCCGTCCAGCTTCGGGCCGGCACACTGTCCGAGGCCGACGGCGACGCAATCATCGGCCGGACGATCGGTGCATTGCCACTGACCGTCGAAAGACTTCTCAACCCTTATCGTATGACTCCGTATGGCTGGCAAGACTAAAATTTTGTTGCTGAGACCTGCGGACCGGCAGGATAGCACCGGCGAACTGGTTAGCGAACCTACGCCGTGGCGGCATTTCTGGGCGGCGAAGACCGAAAACGGAGGGCGGACCAACCTGTTCGCTTCGCGGATCGTCCATGAAAACAGCGTCGTGCTGACGATTCCCTACAACAAGGAGGTCACGGCGAATATGCTGGTCGAGGTGGACGGGCAAAGGCGGCCGATCGAAGGTCTTTACGAGGAGGGTTTTCGCAAGGCTTTGCATATTGTCGTTACGAAAAACGATCTGGATTACAATGCTGGATATTAAGGTCGAAGGCTACAGGGAGGCGGTCGGGATACTTCGCCAATTGTCGGAGCAGATGCAGAAAAAGCTGCTGCGGCAGGCGCTGCGCAAATCCTCCCGGCCGATCGTGCAGGGAGCCAAGAGCCGGGCGCCGAAACGTACCGGACTATTGCGCAAGTCTATCCGCATGATCTCGCTGCGCAAGGACCGCGTACCGACGGTAGTCCCTATGGCGGTTGCTCCGGTGTTCGACGTGTCGAAAACAGGTAAGGTCAATGCTTTCTACGGGCGTTTTGTCCATGACGGGACGAAAACCCGCTACCCGCGGGCCGTGACTCGCAAGAAAGCAAGGGGCGGCGGTTCCCGTGTGCTGGTCTTCACGGGCGCCCGCGGCGACAAGGTGTTTGCCCGGTCCGCCCGCGGACTGTCTCCGAATCCGTTCATGCTGGATGCGTTTAACGCCGCGTCGGATATGACGGTTGATGTTTTCGGCCGGGAGCTGGCGGCTTCCGTCGAAGGTTTTGTAAACAGAAATTTCACGAAACGATGAAGAGTGCGATGGACATAGCCGTCGAATTGATGGCTACGGTGCTGGATAAATCCAAGATATATCCCGAAGTGGTTCCGTCGGATGTGCAGGCTCCCTTCATCCACTACACGGACAGCAGCGAACCGAACATCACCTGCGACGGAAGCGCCGGAGACACGACGACGACGGTAATATCCGTCTGTGCATGGCCCAAGTCCGAGACGGTGCGGCTGGCGCGGGAAGTAATTTCGGCGATGGACCACCGGATTGTCGAGGGATTCGGGTTCTACTATCAGAATTGCGAATACACGCTATTCGATCAGGAAAAAATATGGAGTTGCGATTTAACATTTAAAATACTATGAGTATGAAAACAGGAAACGGCCGCAGTCTGACGATGCTCTGCGCCAACAAGAGCGTGTATCACGCGCAAACGCACACGTTCACGATCTCGCCCGAATTCGAAGAGTGGGAGACCAAAGACACGAAAGGGAAGGAATTCGAGTTGAAAAACGTGGCCTTCACCGCTTCGGTAGACGGTCTCGTGTGTGTCCGCGAAGGTGCCGAACCGGCGGACACCCTCGACACGCCGGACATGATCGCGCAGGCGATTACGGGTACTTCCGTCGATCTGATCGTGCGTCTGGCCATTCCCGGAACTACCGAGAAGGAATACACGACAAAATGCGTCGTCGAGAGCTTCGAGGTCAGCGAAACCGTATCGGAGAAGGCCACCTACAAAGCATCCTTCAAAGGTTACGGACTGGAGGCGGTAGGCGCTTAGAAAATGATAACTACGGGCGGGAACTCCCGCCCGTTTAAACCGATTCAATCATGTTACAACAGATCACGATAGACGGGAAGCAGCTCCCGATCAATTTCGGTATTCGCACGATGGCGGCAACGGCCGACGCTATGGGCATTACGCTCGATTCTCTGGTAAAGAAGTCCGCCATGCAGGATGTGTCTGCGGGGAGCCTTTTTCGCGTGGTTATGGCCGTGGCTGCCGTTGCTCTGTCCGAGGGCGCACGAAAGTCCGGACAGCCGCATCGCTATACCGAGGATGACGTTGCCGACCTGCTCGACAAAGATATGTCGGCGTTTCCGACGCTGCTCGGCATGTTCCGTTCCTCGGTGGGAGACGGCAGTACGGTTTTTCAGACGGCGACGCCCGCAGCGGACGAAGGCGGGGGCGCCGCCGGAAAGTAGAACAGCCTGAATTGACTTATCTGCGGCTTTTTGCCGTCGGCGTCGGAATGATGGGATTGTCGCCTTCCGATTTCGACGACATGACGCTGGCCGAATTCGATGCCGCAGAGCAGGGTTATATGCGGCGCATCGAGAGCGACTACCGGACGGCAATGAATGTCCAGCGGTGGGGTAGTTACGTCGTGCTGGCGGCTTTGACCGATCTCAAAGGCCGAGAACCGACCGAGGTGCTGCCTTTGCCGTGGGACGAGAAACCGCGGCGGCGCAGGACGGCCGGAAGGCTGACGAAAAGAGAATTATCGCAAATGCAAAAAGAAGCGCTTGAAAGCGTGAATAGATTGGAAGCATGGCAAAAAAGATAGCGGACCTCCTAATCAAAATCGGGGCCGATTCATACGAATTTACGAAGATGAGCGCCGAGGTGCGCAAGCAGCTCAATGCGCTGGGGAAAGACCTGCAGGGCTTCGGGAAATCCATGTCGCTATATTTCACCGCGCCGCTGACTGCGGCTGCGGGTGCTTCCGTGCATTTGGCCGACGTGCAGATGCAGGCCGAAAAAAGGCTGCTCACGGCTTTGAAAGGCCGTGAGGATGTGCAGAAGCGGTTGATAAAACAAGCCGGAGAATTGCAATCCCGGTCAATTCTCGGCGATGAAGTGATTATCGGTCAGCAGGCATTCTTGGCCTCTTTGGGATTGACCGAACAGCAGATAAACGACACGATTGAAGCGTCGGCACAACTGGCGGCCGCAACTGGAATGACGCTCGATAGTGCCGTTAAAAACCTCGCAAAAACGTACGGCGGTCTGACTGGCGAGCTGGGCGAGAGTATTCCGGCATTAAAGCAGTTCACCGCTGAAGAACTGAAAAACGGGGCGGCCGTAAAATTTGCTTTGGAGAATTACAAGGGATTTGCCGAGGCAATCGCGGAGACGGGTTTAGGCCCCATGCAACAACTGAAAAACTCGCTGGGTGATCTTGGTGAGCAGATCGGTGTGATTCTGATGCCGATGGTTCAGCAGATCGTCGTATGGTTGCAGGACTTCGTCGCGTGGCTACAGCAGCTTTCCCCTGCAACGAAAACTACAATCGTGGCGATTGGTGGACTGGCCGCAGCGATCGGCCCGTTGTCGTTGGGGCTGGGAACTGTACTCAAAATGCTGCCGCTGCTGAAAGCCGGGTTTGCCGCTATGCTTGGACCGGTGGGATTGGTCGCAACGGCGATCGCAGCCGTAACGACTGCGATCATAGGATTCAATGCGGCTAAAAAGCAGGCTTTTTCAGACGCGGCGGATCAACTTGTCGAGAAGTGGCGCGACGGGAACTATACGCCTGAGCAACTGTCCGATTTGCAGAGCCGGAAACAGGCAAGGGTTTCCGCCCTGAAAACCGGGATTTACTACGATCAGAAAAGCAATGGCTACGATCCCAAGAAACCCGAACGCATTCGGCAATCGAAGGAGGAGATCGCGCAGCTTGAAATCGAAATCGAGGCCATTCGACGCCTGATCGAGATAAAAAAACAAGCGGCATCCGCTGCCAAATCGACAATTACGACGACAACAGAGGAAAATTCGGGAACGAAAAAAGCAACGGGCCTGATAGGTGAGTTGCAGGATAAAATCAGCAAACTCGAAGAGGCGAAAAAGAGCACGTTTAACACCTATGAGATACATAATCTGAATCTCGAATTAGAGAAGTTGCGGGCTAAGCTTGAAGAGTTGCAAAACACCGGTAAGCGCGGAAGTATTATCGGGAACACGAGCGGCCTGTTGCAGGGGAAGATTACTCCATTGCAATTCGATCCGAATGCGATTAATCCGCCAACTGAAATTTGGGATAACGCGATTGCAAATTTCAGGACTAATATGGAAAATTTGCAAAAAGGAGCGAAAGAAGCCCTTTTTGATTTTGGGACGGTCATTCAGCAATTTGCAGCAGATGCCGCGATAACGATCGGCGAAAGTATTGGAGACTTGTTGGGGGGAGATAGCACCTTTGAGGATTTATTAGGCAACATAGGGGGGCTTATCGGTCGCTTTTTGAAATCTATAGGCAAACAGGTTATCAGCTTGGGCACAATGATGTTAGCGATTAAAAAATCGGTAGAAAAATCATTTGCAAACCCATATGCTACGATTGCAATCGGTATCGCCGCTGTTGCTATGGGTAGTGCGCTCATATCATCTTTTAACAAGCGAGCCAACAAGGGGATAGCCCTTGCAAACGGCGGCCTTGCCTACGGTCCGACTATGGCGCTTGTCGGGGACAACCGCGGCGCAGGAAGCGATCCCGAAGTAATTGCTCCATTGTCGAAACTCAGGCAGTACGGTTTGGGGCGGCAGTCGATCGAATTCATCGGCGGGCAGTTCCGGCTAAGCGGGTCTGATCTGCTGTTGTCGATACGCCGTGAGGATGCTAAAGTAAGCTATATAAATGCGGGTGTATAATGGCGACGTACGGACTCAAATATTATTGCGATTATCGGTCGAAGATGCGCGATCGGTTGCTTTACCGTATCGAGATCGAAGAACGAGGCAATGCCAATACCAGCGAGACGTACGCGGCCATGATGCGTCCGTATGCCGATGTGTTCACACTGAAACAAGGCGGCACGGACGATCCGGAATATACGGCGATAAAGGGGTGTTCTCTGACGCTGAAAATACTTTGCGTCGATGATATGGAATACTTGTCGCTTTTCACGACTGACCCGCGAAAATACCGCATTACAATATACAAATACCAGAACGACGATCCGGCGAGTCCTTCTAAGACGATGCTATGGCGCGGGTTCCTCGCGGCAAACAGTTATAAGGAAGAGTTTGCCCACCCGCCCTATGTGGTTACGCTCTCGGCAACCGACGGCTTGTCGCTGCTCGGCGCAATGCCGTTCCGTGATGCAAAAGGCGCCAAATATACGGGGACTATCTCCGCATACGATCTTTTGCAGGAGGCGATCGAAAGTCTGGAACTCGATTTGCCGGTGTGCGAATGGCTCAACTTGGAATCGGATGATTCCACGGCGCCGTCGCTGAAAACCGTATATGTAGATCGCGCACGGATATACGGCATGTATGAAGACCCGACATGGCTCAACGCATTGGAAATATGCGTTCAGTCTTTCGGCGGTCAGATATTTCAGGCCGACGGCGTGTTCCACGTCCGCCGGATCATATCGTTGCGCGGGCAGGTAAGGCCGGCGGCGTTTTTCAAAACCAAGAACCGGCCCGTGCTGCATGACATGTGGCACAAGAGCTGCGACGCGAATACCTCGAATGACCTCAATCTGCTGGCTCCCTACAAATATGCGGAGGTAAAAACACCTTCTGTAGATCATAATCTGGGCCTTGAAGAGTATTACAATGGTAATAATTGGGTTGATCGGCAAAATATTGCGGGATTTTTGTCGGTCGGGCATCGCATTATCGTTTATGGCGCAGGTGTTAGTAACATTTCTTTGAAAATTCCTTTTAAAATCACTCCTGTCAATTCTATCAATTTAGAATTTTCGTTTGATTTGTACAACCTTGTTACTGTAGACAGTGTTATCGGTGAAATTGCAGTCTTGCTAAAATCACAATCGCATTCGTATAAATGGGATGAATCGTCTGGTTCTTGGGTAGAATCGGTCGGGGAATTTAAATACAACTATTCCGTCGATGCTTCTGCAGGAAAGGGTAACTATTTATATCCATATACGGCATTTAATAAATTAAAGAGTGCGACCCTCAAAACTACGATTACCACTTTCCCTGATGATTACCGCAACGAAGATTACCAATTGTACATACGATTGGTGATGCAGCCCTCCAGACTCAGTGTTGCCGGTGCTTATGGGTTTACTCATGTAATAGTTTCTAACATTAGCATTGATGCAAGCCTCGGCGAAAACAGTATAGACCCCTACTCGTCAAAAATATCTGTTTCATCGTTGAATTCGGATAAATGCAGCTGGGATGTGCCGATCCGTGACGGGGGTTACAATGCCAATGCCGAGGCCGTGCTGCCTAACGTTTTGGCAGACTCGGCGGGAGCGCCTATTGTTTCGTGGGTGTCCCGCACCGAACGGGGATTTATCATGGATATGCTTGCCGACGACATCAGACGTCTGCGGGCGAATGTAGATCGGCAGTTGGGCGGAGGTGAATTGCGCTGCCCGTTTGCCGTCGATCTTAATTCTCTTTTCCGCGACTGGTTGTTCACCAAGGCGATCTACTATGTCAATTCGTGGGAGTTGATTGCATCGCGGCAGGTGTATAAAGTTCAGCTGCGCGAATTGATCGACATGAATCATGTCTTGAAGCCGCTCGAATTGGCCCATATCCGGACGTTTACAAATAACGAGCGAATATTTGCGGCATTGCATAGTACGCTATTCCTGCGTACTGGAAACGCCCCTTACGGCATCGAACTGTTCGACACGGAGACCAGAGCCGTGACGGAATTGCCTTATCGGTCCGACAAACTGAATATCCGCAAAGGATTCAATGCCGTTGTCCTGCAGGTGGGTGATACGGACCTGTACGCAGTGGATAATGTCGGGGAAGTCCTTTCGCACTTGGATTCCAACACAACCGATGTGCTGAAATATGATACGGCTTTGTACGATGCGGCCCGCAAGGTGTGGGTGTCGTATGACGCGACATCGGAAGCGGGGAAGGTCACGGTTACGGTTTTCACCGATGCCTTCGAATTGGAGTCGCAGGACACCTTCGATGTTGCCGCAACCGGCATGTCATTAATGGCGAATGGCTATTTGATCCACACGGCATCCAATACCTATTGGCATAATTACGAATTGCACCCGGCAGATGTCCTGCTGGCGATCGACGACAAATCCAATCCGATGACGGCGGCGCCCGTAGAAACTCTTGCAGTCTCCGACTCTTTGATCGTACTCAAGGATATTACTGCTCTTCGCGCTCCAACAAGCGTTCGCCGGCGTGTCGGTGGAGAGTTGAAATTTACAGAAACGCTGTACATCTTGAGTGAGGGGGCGGGACCGATCGTTACGGCCGATGCGAACAGTTCGATTGCCGTTGCAAAAATCGACGCTGACAGTATGTCTTATCTGTCAGCCTACGACCTGAGGAGTAAGAAACACTGCCGAATAGAGATCGATCGGAATAGCGATGTCGCTGTCTGCGGGGCCAATGTCTGCGTAATGTCGTATGAAGCGGGCGGCAGTCGTTTGTCTGTTGTGCCCTTCGAAGACAGTGTAGGGTTGATCGAGATGCCCGAAGATTCGATCCAGTTCCGGATAAAGGTTGTTGATGCTGTCACTGGTAATGCTATTCCGGATATTCGTATCGTGGTCAGCCATAATAATGTCGATCTGGGCAGCCTCCATACGGACCATGACGGAGAGGCAATCTGGAATTACGAAAAATCCGCGGACGCATGGGAGGATTCTTTTGCCGGTACGCAGATGCAATTTACGATGAAGTATGCCGAGCCGCTGACGCTTGTAGATTCTCTTGGCCGTGTGCTTTTGGATTCTAATGGCCGAACGTTGAAGGTGCCGGCAGGGGAAGAGATTTATTTTGAAGCCTCGGCATCCGTTGTACTCAAACATTTTTCCGTGTCTGTAAAGGATGGGTACGGTCTCAAAATGCGGCTCATCAAGAAATCGGACTTCGTACTGACCCCTACGACAGTGGAACTTCCCGTCATCGGGGGCCGTCGAGAACTCACGGTCACACCGGGTCTGTTCCCGATCAAGCGTTGGGACGGCGCGGAATGGCTCGTCAGCACGATGCAGGGGTATGGCGGGATCGCGCTTTCAGCCGAAGCCACGGAGTATGAGCGCGACACGGCCGCGGAGTTCGGTCCCGACGCCTACGGCTGTCTGGGCCGCTGCTCGGTCGCGGTTCATCAGGACGGCACCGCGCTGGTTTCGCGTCCTATTAGCTTCCGTCTCTCGATCCTCGATGAGCAGGGCGCCCCTGTCTCCGCGGACCAGACGCATATCTACTGGCAGGGTGCCGACGGTACGAAGCGACATATCGGCTTCGCCTATTACGATGTCATCGAAACCGTGCTGGATGGCGCTTCGGTGCTGGCCTTCAATCTCGAAGTCACGGTTTCCGAACCGGGCTTTAAGGCTTTCACGACCGAAATCCCGATCCCCGCGGGTACGGACGAATATTCGTGGGAGGGCAGCGTTACGCTCCGTAATTCGAGCCGCAACCTCGTTCTGGACTTCTCGGTCGTGAATGAAAACGACACGCTTATCGAGGATGCCGAGGTGGCGGTGCTCTACACGACCGATGCGGGTGAGGAAACCTACTACAGCACGAAGCAGGGACGAGTGCAGGCAACGGTTCCCGGCGTGACTACCGATGCGTTCCCACTGGGCATAGTGGCCGCAAGAGATGGGTATGATGTCTATGAAAATATCGTTCAGGTTCCGGCCGGCAGCGAGGACTACACGTATGATAAAAATGTAGTACTGCATAGTTTAAATCAGCCGGGCGTAAGTTTTACAACAGCCCTTCCGTGGACATCTGCGGCCCACTTGGTCGCTATCAAGAACACGGGCAGCGTTGATTTGGTGCTGTTGTCGATGCCCGAATGGTGCCAAGGCACTGCAGAACCGCCGCTGAACATGCCGATCGGACACGGACAGGCTTTTGCCGTCAAGAAGAACGAGACGGGAGCAGCCCGAACGGGTACGATGGCGATGGAGTACCACAACACGGAGACGGGCGAGACGGTGGCCTACAACGTCGAGGTCACGCAGGAGGGATAGGCGATGTGCCTCATACATTGGAGTAAATTTACAGAGTGAAGAACATGAAAAAACAGCATTGAAATGGCAGACACGTACACACTGCAATACCCCGGCGAGCGGGTCGATCAGGATTTGGAGCGCGCCGAGCGCGCCACGGTCGATCTCACGCTCGCCGCGACGCTGGGGGCCGAGGCTCAGGGCTTCCCGCTGGTCGTCACTACGGCGGTTTCCGAGGTCAATGAAATGTATAAGCTCTACGCCGCGAACCGGAGCCGGTACCGCTGGATGCTTGTCGTCACGCAGGCGTCGGGCGGCGCGTTCGTCGAGGTCGCGGAGGTGGGACCGGTGACGCAAAGCGGCGGCATCGACCTCGTTTTCGACTCGAAATACAACGGCCGCCGCTATGCCGTAACGCTTAAGCTGGCCGGCGGGGAGGTTACGATCGTCAGCGCGCACGTCCTTGCGGACCTCTCGAATCCGGTCCTGCAGGGCAAATCGGCAGGCGGGGGCGAGACTCCGATCCGTGAAGTCACGGACCGGTCGGGCAAGACATTCTATCCGGTCACGGCGGCCGCGGGCGTGAAGATGCCCGACGGCACGACGCTGGACGACAGCGCCAAGCGTTCGACAACCGCCCTCGATGTGCTCGCGCATTCGGACTGCACGCTGGAGGAGCGCGTCGCGTACCTCGAATCGCTGCTCGCAAGGATGCTTTCGGGCGATGTCCTGATCCCGGAACTGCAGGTCAAGAGATTGGGCATCTGGGGCGGCAACAACATCGTCGTTACGGGCGAGGGCGCTCCGGCGAAGGCTCCCGACCGGGCCGGACAGTTCTACATCGACACCAAGAACAATGCGGTCTACCACTCTGTGGGAAATAACGCCGTATCGGACTGGAAAAACAACTGATACGATGTCTCAGGTTAACCGATACGCGAACAAAGCCGCTTATGAAGCGGATGCTTCCCGGCTTAAAACCCGGTCGGCGGTGTCATACGTTGAAAACGACGGCGAGGTGATCTACGACGGCGTGAATGTCGTTGTCGGCCGGGATGCCGCGGACGCCGGCGATCTGGCGGTCTTCGACAAGACGGACAGTACGCTGAAGTTCGTCAAGGGGGCGACGCTGCTTTACGACCAGCTGCCGCCGGAACTCGTCCCTATGGCCGTGGCCTACGGCCGCCGGGGCGACAAGGTGCGCATCGTTGCCCTGCGCCATCTGGACTTTTACAAATGGGCAGTGGCGTATGAAGTGAAGCTTTCGGGCTTCGATCTCTCTTCGGGCGGCAGTTTTACGCTGCATATCTACACCTCGGATTTCGAGTTCACCTATCCTGCCGGGGCAACTCTCGCAAGTATCGCGGCGCAGATCAATGCGAACTCCGATATTACGAATACCTATTCATGGAAAGCCACGGCGTCGGACGAGCTGAATGCCATTGTCATGGAGTGCAATGCGTGGTTCACAACCGAAGGTCATAAAAAAATATCCGCATCGGGATGCACGCTTACCAAGCATGCGGAAGATGTCGATTACCAGACCACCACTGCCATTATCCCCCAAAAAACAACGGTCAACGTACGCCGCAGAAATGGCGCTGACTCACAACTGGCCGGATGCGACAACGAAGTGTTTCTGGAGTACTACAGAGAGAACGGCACGACGGGAACCAATATCCTGCCGGGCAGCTCGGCGATCATCCGGGAAAGCGTTTTCACCGAGGCCGACAACCCGGCGCTGGTTGCGGCCTATCCGACCTACCGGGACTATCTTTTCGGGGAGCACTTGGCCCAATATCCGTCGGCTTACGGGGCATTTCTGCAGGACGGCAAAAGCAATACGGCTCTCCTCGCCGGGAAAACAAGGACAGACTTCTACGGCAGGAATGTTCCGTGCTATCCGGCCGCTGCCGCAGCTGCGGCCTATGGAATGCAGGTCGCGGAGATGACTACCGGGCTGGAAGCGGGTGCATGGTGGCTGCCGTCGGCCGAGGAGCTGTGGCTGATGGCCAAAGGTCTCTTATTCGCGCAGCCTTACGATCCGGTCAATCGGACATTGTCCGTGTCGGGGAAAGTGATCGCCAAGGCGGATTACATGTCCTCGTCCTCCGAGCGGAGCAATCTCTATTATTATAAAGTCAACAAATACGGAAATACAAGCTGGGCGATCGACAACCAGCCGAAACCATCATCCTGCATTGTACGCCCGGTATCGGAGATATGAAAAACCATAGCTGATTATGTCACAAATAAACAAATATGCGGATAAGGCCGCCTACGAATCGGACACTGCGCGGCTTAGAACCCTCTCGTCGGAATCCTACATCGAGAACGACGGCGTGCTGCTTTACGACGGTGTGAATGCTGTGGTCCCGAAATCCGCCGCCGGTGTCGGGGACCTTGTCGTGTTCGACAAGACGGAGGGAGTGTTGAAATTCATCAAAGGCGCTACGCTCGTTGCAGATAAGATGCCCGCCGAATTGGTTCCCGCGGGCGTGGTGTACGGCCGACACGGCGATAAGGTGCGGATCGTGTCGCTGGAAAATGCGATCTTCGACGGATCGACGAGTATTCAATGGGCGGCCCCCTACGAAGTAGCCTTGTGGGGTTTCGATCTTGCAGCGGGCGGAACCGCCGTTCTTACATTTGGAACCGGAATTTATAAAGTCGATTTGCCTTTGACATGGGGCGCGGGTGCGAAACTTTCGGATATTCATGCTCAAATCAACTCATTCGTGACCGGGCAAATCAAGGATTACGGCTGGGCGTCGAGTGTTGACGAGGCAAATTCGCGTATCATCATGTCTTCGAATACGTGGTCGCCCGTCTTTTCGACTATTGGCGTCGTAAGCGGTTGCCAAATCACAAGGCCGCCGGAAGACGTGGACTACCAAACAACGTTGACAGGGGTACTAATAGAGGGAACCAACGATTATATACGATGCAAAAACGGTGTCAATGTATCGTTTGCGGGCTGCAATCCCGAAAGATTCCTGCAATATTACTCTATAAATGGCCGCGACGTGACAAACATCGTTCCGGGCAGTTCGATAATTATCCGGGAAAGTGTCTTTACGGAAGAAGCCAATCCGGAATTGGTCGCCGCCTATGCGACATACCGAGATTACTTGTTCGGGGAGCACTTGGCCGAATATCCATCGGCCTATGGTACAATGCTGCGCGACGGCAGGATGAATACTGCGAAGATCGGCGGGCTACGGTTCGTTAACATTCACGGCGAAAGCGTTCCCTGTTATCCCGCTGCTGCGGCCGCTCTCGACTACAGCGTCACGGTCGAGGGCGCAACTACCGGACTGGAGGCTGGGGCATGGTGGATGCCATCGGTCGAAGAAATGTACCTGCTAATGCGCGATAGAGCGCTGACAGCTGCGGATGTCGCAAAAGACCCTGTTAACCTCTCACTAACCCAGCTCGGTAAAGCAACCTGCTATGGAGGTGGGTATTCTATTAAAACCTCATGCGAGTATAACACTAATTCATCTTTCGTATACGAAGGTTTGTCGGGTTATATAGGTTCGCAGTACAAAGCAGTTAAGGCGCATGTCCGCCCCGTATCGGAAATTTAGAATCATGGAAACACAACAGCAAATCAACATCCTCGAATCGCGGCAGCTGGAGCTGCGGGCGATTATGGCCCAGTCCGACGACCGGGCAGTCAAATGCTTCAAGAACGGCATATCGTTCAAGGAGACCTACCCGGAAGACTATGCCCGGTATGAGGCGGCCAATGCGGAGTACAACCGCAACGAAACGACGCTGGCTGAACTCAAAGCCAAGCGGGCCGAAGAGCGGGCCGCGGAAGAAGAACAGAGACTTAAAATCGAACAGCTATGAAAAAACTACTCGACTATCTGGCCCGGCCCGTGCTGGAGCTGGCTGACAGAATTCCCTACAAACGCTACGTCTACTTCACGTCGGGCGTGCTTATCGCCTGTCTCGTGCTGATGGCGGCGATTTTCTGCAACGCCCCGGTGTGGGCCGCGCTCATCATTTCGGCGATCGCCGTGAATCTCGCCGCCTTCTGGAAGGAGTACTGGCACGACGCGACGCCCGAACCGCGCGACATCGTAACGGCGGTGCTCGGCGGCGGGGTGGTGTGGATCACCGTGCTGGCGCTTATTTTCGTCGAATTTCTAAAGGGGTAGTGCGGCATGCAGGACAAGATGGATAAAGGGCTGGGGTGGCTGGAAAAGCTACTCAATATGGAGAAGACTTTCGGATTCTTTCGGATCATCCGCGCGCTGCTGCTGATGGCTCTGACCTCAATCGTGCTTCTGTTTACCTTCAATCCCCGGTATCTATTCGAACGAATGGAAGCCCTTCAGACAGAAAGACATGCCGATGCCGTGACACGCCGCATCAACGCCGACGCCGAAATACGACTGATCCTGCATCGCCTGCTGCATACGCTCGATGCTGACCGGGCATGGCTTATCGAGCTGCATAACGGCAGTAAAAACCTTTCGTCCGGGCTTCCGTTTCTCTACGGCGACATGCGCATCGAGGAGGTCGCCGAGGGGATCGGCAATGTGGATGACGAGTATACGGATTTTCAGCTGTCGAAATACCCGTTTGTCGGAAAGGTCTTCGAGGACGGTTACTACTGGGGGGCGATCGACTCGGTGCGGACCGTAGACGAACGGATGTATTTTAAATTCAAGTCGAACGACGTGAACGAAATCGCTTTGCTGGCGCTATACTCCGGGGAAAAGCCGCTCGGAGCACTGGGCGTGAGCTTCTGCGGGGACAAGCAGATGGATTCGCAACGCGTGGGCAAGATCATCCGCAAATGCGGCGTCCAGATAGCGACGCTTTTATCGAATACGGATCGTAAAAATCAATAGCTATGGCAACTCGAAAAGAACAGATCGAATTTGTGAAAAAGATTTACCCCGCGGCCGAACGGCTGTACCGCGCCGGCGGAGTGCATCCGCTTTTCGTCACGGCGCAGGCTGCGCTCGAAACCAGTTGGAAAATTAAGGGCATCGGCAACAACATCTTCGGCATCACGAAGGGAAGCAGCTGGATCGGTCCGGTGTCACTAGAGCTGACAACGGAGTATTTCAATACCAAAGACGTTAAATTCAAAGCCCCGGAACGGGTCGTATCGGTAGAGCAGGTCGGACCGAACCGGTACAAATATCGGGTCTATCGGTATTTCCGGAATTTCGCGTCGTTGGATGAATGTCTCGACAACCATCTGGAACTGCTCCGTAAGCCGGGCTATGCCGATGCGTGGCCGTACCGCGACGACGCTAAAGAGTTTGCCCAGCGATTAGTGGACAGCGAGGGGGCGAGGTATGCCACGGCTCCTAACTACGCCGAGGTCATAATCTCGCTGATTGACAGCGTCGCGCGAATCGTAAAAGCAGAGGAGTTGTGAAACGGCTGCTGGAAATAATCCTTCTCGTCGCGCTGTTCCTCCTCGGCTACCGCTTCGGCCGCCGGTCGGCAGAGATCGTAACCACGGAGACCACGCGCATTGACACGGTGTTCTATCCGAAGCCGGAACCGGTCCGCGTGCTGCCGCCGACCTTCGCGTCGGTCAAGGTTCCGCGCCTGCTGTTCGCACCGCGCGACACGGTTTTCCGGACTGTGATCGCCGACGGTCCGGACAGCATCGAAATCCCGGTAACGGTCGAGCACAAAGAGTACGGTGACAGCACCTACCGGGCGCAGGTCAGCGGCCCGCGGATCGGCACCCTCGGTCCGTCGCTCGACTGGATCGAGACCTACAACCACACGGTCACCCGGCAACAGACAATCACCCGTCGCAGCCGCTTCGCCCTGACCGCTGGAGTCGGGGCCGCGTACACCCCGCAGGGATTTCAGCCCTATGTCGGAGTAGGGGCGGGGGTGATATTGTGGAAATGGTAGTCCGCTGCTACGCATACAGAGAAGAAAAAGCCCCCGACCAAAAGTCGGGGGCGCTCTCTTTTCAATAGAAAAGCTGTCAAACAATAACTACAGAGAGAGAGCAGATAATTGCGCCGTGATGGCCCGCAAGCCGCTTTTTATGCGTTCGATCTGCGGCGGCCGGGGATTCTTTGCCCCCGTGGCGTAATGTCCCAGCTGGCGGGGCGAAATACCGGATGCCTGCGCCAATGCCGAACGGGAAACCAACCCTTCGGCAACATGGACCAATGCACGGCCGTTTAATTCAAACTCTAATTCATATTCACCGTCGAATACGGCGGGAATTTCGTAACCGTCTTCCCGCATTCCCTCCAGATGAAATTCGAGTGCTGCAGCGAATTCCCGTTTTATGCCCTCCAACGAGTGCGCCGTGGCAATACAGCCGGGGGCATCGTCGCAACTTGCGCTATAATTCTGATCCCACCCGATCAGTACGTTTATTTTTTGCATATTTCTTTGTTTTTGGGCAGGTTGGCCTAATGCCAACCCGCCTGATTATAAATACTGTGGATATTGTTTTCGTCAATCGTATCGCTCGGTTTCCCGTTTACTGTTACCAATCCTTTTTTTATCGGGTGGCCGAATTGCCGGTGACTGCCTCTTTGCCGCTTTAGATACCAACCGTCATCGGCCAACATCTTTAAAATCTCTCTGACTTTGTAACGTTTCATAACTCGTGTTTGTTATTGTTTGACATTACAAAGGTAGTAAAATTACTACTAATTGCAAATAAAAAAGTACTTTTTTTACTACCTTGCGCAAAATTTATTCCGAATTTCATCCTTAAAAATATGGCGCGTTCTATTAACATTGCCGGAGTTGCGAAGCATATCGCTCGATGGATGTCGTTAGAATCTTTGCGTATATTTGTGTTATTGCGATATTTTTATGGCCGAGCATTCGAGCCACGACCTCTATAGGTACATCCCGGTTAAGGGCGATCGTGGCGAAAGTATGGCGGGCAAGGTGGGATGTGAGCGATTTGCCCGTGCTCAGTCTCTCTTCGATAATATGCAGGTAGTCGTTGTACTTCTGATTCGAAATAATTGGCAACTTGTAATTATAGCGCTTCAACACCTCTAATGCCGGCGGGAGAATTGGAGTGAAAAAGTGCGATCCGGTTTTAAGGCGGGCGCCGTCTATATAAGGATAGCCGTTTCTGTACACAACATCGGTGTGATAGTTGAAGCGCGCCAAATCTGAATACGCCAGCCCGGTATTTGCGCTAAATACAAATAAATCGCGGACGCTGGCGAGTTTATCGGGCAATTCCAATTCGATCATTTTTTGCATTTCGATCTCAGTCAGCGGGGTCCGTTCTTTTGCTTGTCCCCGCGCGTCCTTAAATATGTTGTACGGGTTTTCCTTGATATACCCAAGATTGAATATTTCCAATACGTACGGCTTTATCGCTTTGTGATAGTTGTGCAATGTCGATTGGCTCCTGTTCACGATTCTATGGCCGTCTGCGTCGAAAATTTCCGGGTCTTCGTCTCTCAGGAAGATGTCGAAGCGGCTTATGTTTGCCGCCGTGACTGATGCAAACGAACGGATACGGCCGAAACGTTTCAGGGCATTATACGCGACAAGTTTCCGCCGGCGTGACGATTCTTTCATTGTCTGGGTCGTGATGCGCTCGTACATATAGGTCAAAAATGACCCTTCGCCATGCGTGGCCGTATCGTCCACGTAAGCGTTGAATGACTGCAAATCCAGCGGGACGCCGCCGGCCTCCATGCGCAACAGCATTTTTTCATATTGCATGCGCATTCCCTCCAATTTTACCATTAGTGAGTGCGCGGAAGGGTGGTTGATAATCTTCCCCTCGTGCCATTGGTGGGGAAGCAGCATAATGTCTGTCGGAATAATTTTACGGGAATTGCGCGTAAAATAAATCTCCAATTCCACCCGTGCGGGGGTGGTGGGTGTGGCTTGCCTTCGGCGGTCGAAAACAAAGCGTGTCACCTCTTTTTTTTGTTTCATTGTAACGCAGAATTTGGCCCGTGTAACGCATTTTGTGACGCATCATGTTGTTTTACGTCATAATATGTAGATGACAAGGCCGGTTTAACAATTATTAAACCTCTGCGAAATAGAATGTAAAATGCTTGTAGCTTCTTGATAAAGAGCGCGATACTTGTGTATTCAGTAATCGCGCTCTATTCATTCAAGGTGTGAAACCCTCGTTTTTAGTGATCCCGCTGGGGCTCGAACCCAGGACCCCAACATTAAAAGTGTTGTGCTCTA